TACCTAAGAAAAAAATTTCTTGACAAAACAACCCTAACTGAGTATAATTTGAACCATGGCAAAAGAATTAACCACAATTTCTCCTGAGGGACTGGAGATAGCGAATAGTTATCTGCAATACGGCAACATTCGCGGTGTATGCGAGTACCTACAGGTACCTGAACAGCAGGTAGTTGAAGTCCTAAATAAGCGAGAAGTAAAGAAGTATATCGATACTGTGTATTTAGACATGGGTTATCGTAATAAGAACAACATAGGTTCCTTGTTAGACGAAATGATAGCGTCCAAACTAGAAGAAGCCCAGGAGTCTGGTGTCTACTCTAGTAAAGACTTAGCAGATTTACTACAGATGGCTCACAAGATGCGTATCGACGAGATTAAAGCTCAAACCGACCTCGCCAAAGCCGAAAGCAGCAATATCAAAACCCAGACTAATGTGCAGATTAATGAATCAGTGCCGTTCGGTCAAGGTAATTACGGTAAGCTGATGGAAAAATTACTCAATGGCACAGAATGATAATATTGAAAAATTTCTAAGAACGTCGGAGCAAGTTGATCAGCTTGAAAAGAAACATGCAATGCATGAAGTCCAGTGTGATGAACGATGGAAGACCTGTTTTCAACGCCTAGAGGATGTTGAAAGAGGTCTTTTGCGTATAGAGTCTCGCATGTTAGTAATGGGTGGAACAGTGATTATGTTCCTAGCAGGTGTACTAGTTACTTTAGTCACCAAGATGTAGGAGAGTAGTATGCCAGCAGGAAAAGGAACTTACGGTAAGAAACGCGGTCGTCCAGCCAAGAAAGGCAAGGGCAAGGGCAAAGGCAAAGGTAAGAAGAGAGGTAAATAGAATGCAAATCTATCAAAAACGTAATACTTGGTATTTGATCGAAGAAGGAAAAGATGTTAGACTTTTTTCTAGTAAAGAAAAGGCTGAAGCAGCCGCAAGCTGGGTACCCCCCGTAGAGGAATCTCTAGATGGCAGTAAGGAAGAAGAGGAAAGTAGCGAAGAAGAAGCCAGTACCGACGAACAAACGTTTGTATTCGGCAGTAAAGGCTCAAGTAAAAAGAAAGTTTAAAGTTTACCCTTCAGCGTATGCAAATGCATTTCTAGTAAAAGAATATAAGCGTCGAGGCGGCAAATATCGCATGGGAGTGAAAAAATGACAAAAGAAGAAGTAGCTAAGCGAGATGAGATTGTCGCAGACTTTACTGCCAAGTGGGAATATAGACTTGATAGCGAGCAGTTTGGTATGTCAGACGCATGGAAAATTATATACTCTGAAAATCCTTCCGGAAAGTTTGTAGGAGATTGCGAAGACTATTCTCTTTCTATACTTTATCGCCTATGTGGAGAAAGCCAACTAAAGATGTGGTGGATGCTACTCACCCATCAAGCAGGCATCTGTTTAGTAGGCCCTAATAAAAGAAAAATTTCTCACGCAGTACTTCGGTATAAAGGAGACTACGTAGATAACTGGACTCGTAAATTTGGAGGAAAGGATAAAATTGAGTTAAACCATCAATTTCATTGGTGGTTTGGACATGGCTGGGCTTACATGACAGCGTTTAAAATGCTACTTAGTAAAGTAGTACGAATGTTTAAATGAGCCTCACTAAATGGTTTAAAGAAGAATGGGTAGATATCTCTCGTCCTAAGAAAGGAGGTGGTTACGCCAAGTGCGGGAGAAAGAAAGCAAAGAAAGGCAAATACCCCAAATGTGTTCCAAAAGCAAAAGCAGCTCGTATGACTGCAGCTCAGAAAAAGTCTGCAATAAGTAGAAAAAGAAAAGCAGGCAATCCAGGAGGTAAACCTACTATGGTTAAGACTTTCGTAAAAAAGAAGCGTAAAGCTAGTATGAAAAGAAGAAAGAGATAAAATATGGCAATACAATGGACAATTTTACAACTTGAAAGACATACTTCAACAGGCGGAGTATTTTCAGCGGATTGGATAGCAGAAGATCACGAAGTTATAGAAGATACGATCCATAGAGGTATGTATCAAGCACTTACTAGTTTTACGCCTGAACCCGATTCTGAGGGCTTTACCCCCTTTGCAGATCTAACAGAAGCAGACATAGTTACTTGGGTGAAGACAACTTTAAGTTCTGAGGAAATGACTTCTGTTGAACAAACAATTGCTACTCAAATTTCTGAGTCTAAAGCACCGACCACGGCTAAAGGACTGCCTTGGTAAAGTACAAAGGATTATAAATATGCCAGCAAAAAGAAAAGCAAAGAAAAAAGACTCTAGATTAAAGCGAGCAGGCGTTGCGGGGTTTAATAAGCCTAAACGTACTCCTGGCCACGCTAAAAAGTCCCATATCGTAGTAGCTAAAGTTGGTAGCAAGATAAAAACAATTCGTTTCGGCCAGCAGGGAGCTAAAACGGCAGGGAAGCCGAAGGCCGGTGAATCTACAGCAATGAAGAAAAAGAGGGCGTCTTTTAAAGCACGGCACGCCAAGAATATCGCTAAAGGCAAAATGTCTGCGGCATATTGGGCAGACAAGGTAAAATGGTAGACGAAAAAACAGGGTTTCATCCCGCAGATACAAATGGAGACGGAAAAGTATCCGACTCCGAAAAAGAAATGTATTTAGAGTTTAAACGTAAAGAATTAGAGGATAAAGACGCTCAACGAGATGCTATTCGTAAGATGGCATGGTTTTCTTTAGTTGGTCTTTTGTTATATCCTTTTGGTATTTTTCTAACTTCTCTCTTTGGGTTAGACTCAGCGGCAAATTTAATTGCAGATATTGCACCCACTTATTTTGCCTCAATCGCAGTATTAGTGTCGGCCTTTTTCGCCGCAGATGCAGTAGGAGGAAAGAAATAGATGGAAATGGTACTTGATTTAGCAGTAACTTTTTGGCAGTGGACAGTATTCGCAGTACTAGTAGTAATTGGTTTTATCTTTACTAAGTTTGATGGCCAAGGAGACTATCGTGTAGGTTTTGAGTATGATGAAATGCCTCACATGAAACCGCTTCCAATTCAGACTAAAGATAAAGGATTTTTTAAAGGTATTCTTATGTGGTTAATGGGAGTACGACAGTGGGAAATCTGTGATGACTTTCATTTTAAACTCGGTGGAGAAGAATATGTAGTTCCTAAAGGTTTTGAGTTTGATGGCGCCTCCGTACCAAAGTTTCTAGCCATGTGGTTATCTCCTACAGGAGTACTGCTGATGGGGGGTCTTGTTCACGATTATGTTTATAAGTTTGCTTGTCTAAAAAAGAAAGATGGAACAAACACAACTCGAATGGACCAAAGTCAAGCAGATAAACTTTTTAGAGACATCTGTATTGAAGTAAATGGCTTTAAGTTTTTAAACTACCTTGCTTACTGGGCATTAGCAGCGGCAGGCTTTGTGGCTTGGAATGGTCATAAGAAGAGAGGAACTCATATATGAATATAGTAAAAAGACTTATTGGAGAGCGCACATCTTGGGATGGTGCAATGCTTATTGGAATCTGCGGATCCGTCATATTGTTCGGTGGATTAGCAAAAATGATAGCCTGGGTAGGTCTAGGGTATGGAATTTGGACACTAGTTAAAAAAGAAGATTGATATGGCAGTAGAAGTAAGTCGTAGAGATGTTATCTCTAAAGAAATAGTTGAATTAGGATCTGAGGCAAAGTTCTTAAAACTTCCAATAGGGCCGTATTTAAACCTATTGAATGTCAAACCGTTGCCATCGCAAATAGCTATTATAAATGCGATTAACAACCCCAAATATCGTTTTGTCTCCGCCGCCGTCGCCCGTAGGCAAGGCAAAACTTACATTGCCAACATTATTGGACAGCTCGTGTCTTTAGTGCCTGGTTCTAACATCCTTATCATGTCCCCGAACTATTCTTTGTCTCAGATTTCTTTCGACCTACAAAGAAACCTAATCAAACATTTCGATCTAGAGGTAACCAAAGATAATGCAAAAGATAAAGTTATTGAAATCTCGAATGGATCTACAGTCCGTATGGGATCAGTTAATCAAGTGGATTCTTGTGTTGGGCGTTCTTACGATCTTATTATTTTTGACGAAGCTGCTCTCGCTGATGGAAAAGATGCCTTCAACGTGGCGCTCAGACCAACACTAGATAAAGAAAACTCTAAAGCACTCTTTATTTCCACGCCACGGGGTCGCAACAACTGGTTCTCTGAGTTCTTTTACAGAGGCTTTTCAGAGGATTTCCCCGAGTGGTGTAGTATACGAGCGACATATCGAGATAATCCTCGAATGTCAGAAACTGATATAGCAGAGGCGCGTAAGTCTATGTCAGAGGCAGAATTTAAACAAGAATACGAAGCTGACTTTAATACTTATGAAGGTCAGATATGGAAGTTTAACTTTGAAACTCAAGTAAAAGATTTATCTCAGTTAGATACTTCAAAGATGGATGTCTTTGCGGGGTTGGACGTAGGTTTCAAAGACCCGACAGCAATGTGTGTAATTGCTTATGATTGGGAAAATGAAATGTATTACTTGGTAGACGAGTACTTAAACAATGAGCGTACAACAGACCAACACGCAGAAGAGATACAAAAACTTATTGACCGCTGGGACATTGACTACATCTATATCGACTCCGCAGCACAGCAGACTCGCTTTGACTTTGCACAGAACTACGATATTAGTACTATCAATGCTAAGAAGTCCATACTAGATGGAATTGGGCATGTATCAGGAATCATTGATAACGATAAACTTTATGTTGACCAAGAATGTAACCAATCGCTCGCATGTTTAGATGCCTATCAGTGGGACCCCAATCCTAATCTACTGAAGGAAAAGCCGAAGCACAACATGGCTTCGCACATGGCAGATGGTTTGAGGTACGGATTATATTCGTTCCAAACCGCACAGATATCCTTCTAGCGACACCTAATGAAAAATAGTTATTGACAAGTTACCCCAAAGTCGATATAATTCTTTAGATAAAAATTGAGGAACCAATGGAAAATGCCTAAGTTAAAACGCGATGTTGTAAAGTATGTACGAGACAAGGCAAAATCCAAGTATGAGAAAGGGAACGCTTGCGAGATCTGTGATGAGACAGAGCAGCTTGACTTTCACCACTTTTACAGTTTAACACCATTGTTAAATCAATGGTTAGTAAAGAACAAACACAATCCCGAGTATATACAAGCACTTCGGGATGACTTTATAGAAGAGCATCATGCTGAGCTATATGATTACACAGTAACACTATGTCATACTCATCATTTAAAACTTCACTCAATTTATGGTAAAGACCCTGGACTAGGTACCGCGAAAAAACAAATGCGCTGGGTAGAGATTCAAAGAGAAAAACATAATGGCATGGTATAATATTTTTAGTACAAAACCTGAAGAAGTTGAGGAGAAGTTAAATCCTGCACAGCTTCATTTAGGTAATGATATTAACTCCTCAAGGGAGCCAAGTTTTAGTTATGAAAAAGCATATGAAGACTTAGAAATCGTTAATCGCGGCGTAAATATGATCGTTGATGATGTAGCTGAGATTCATACTTTAGT